AAACCTTCATGCCTCGCCACACATAGAGCACCCGGGCATGGATGACGACGTCATCCACATGCACCACGCGGTCCTTGTGCTTGGGGTTGTCGGAAATCAGGTCGAAATGTTCGGTATCCGCTTTCTGTAGGCGCTTGATGTAGAGGTGGTGATCCCAGGTCAGGACATAGACCCCATCGCCTGCGAACTCCTTCACGCCCTGATCAACGATCAGCGGGTCCTTGTCCTCGATGGTGCCGGCCATCGACTGGCCCCAGCCGGTGATGATCGCGAGGTTGGCTGGCGAGGTGTACTCCAGGCCCAGCTTCTCCAACTGTGGCCCGCTGACCACGACGTTGCGGACGAACTCGGCATATTCGGCCGGCACCTGGCCATGGCCCATGCTGGCGCGCACGTCGTACTGCGGGATGAACACGTCGCCTTCAACCATGCGAGCGGCACGCGGGAAGTCGCCGGCGATGACGTTACCGGCGCGTTTGGTTGGCGCCTGGTCGGATTCGTCTTCGGCCGCCAGCAGGAGTCGGTCACGAGCGGCCTGAGAAAGCGCTTTGCCGGCCTTGGTAGCCAGCATGGAATGAAGCAGAGCCATGGTGCTCACCGTTTTGCCGGCGCCAGTTTCCATCACGAGCATTGTCTTGCCGGGCGTTTCACCACTCGTCTGGGATTCGTCAGCCGCCGTCAGCGCGTCCTGGCTTCCCAGGGCTGCGTTGTACCCCGCGGGAAGACCCCAATGCGTGGCGTCCACTACATCGCTGAAGTACTCCATCAGCTCGAAGATGCGCGCCTTGTCGATTCGGCCTGTCTTGACCCAGCCCTGAACGGAAGGCGGCTGGACGCCGAAGTCCTCTGCGAGCTTCTTCTTGGTGATGCCTTTTTTGGCTACAGCGACTTCGATCGCTGCGCCGAGTTCCGGTCCTGTAAGCATTGCCTAATTTATGCTGACGCCCCATTGATTAGGCAATGGCTTGTCAGCGATTAGCCAATGCCTTATCTTTACTCCGTAACTCTACGGAGAACCTCCATGAAACCAGCAGAAGCAGTGCGTGAAGCAGCCGCAGTCCTGGGCAGCCAGGCGGAGCTAGCTCGGCAGCTGCACGTCACCACCCCAACCGTCAGTCAGTGGTGCTCCGGCGCTCGCCCGATTCCTGCGGCTCGAGCGCTCCAGATCGAAGCCCTCACGGATGGGAAGGTGAAGCGAGATGTGCTGTGTCCCTCGTTTCCCTGGAAGAACTTGGCCGCCTAGCCGCCAGCGCTCGAGGAATCCTCATGAAAGAGATCCCGCTTGATGCCTTCGTCGCAGATAAAGGCCAGTCCGAGGCGTCCCGCCTTCTGGGTGTGACTCCGCCAGCGATAAGCAAGGCATTGTCAGCAGAAAGAAAGATCACCGTTTTCGAGCACGAGGACGGTTCGTTTACTGCTGAAGAACTGCGCCCGTTCCCGTCCCAGCACACACACAAGGGGAGGGCAGCCTGATGGACATGTCCCTGAACCTGGTCATGGCGGACGACCCGCTGGCCGAACTGAACTCACTGGCGGCCACCCTTGAACAGGCCCTTGAAGACTTCCCCGGCCTTCGCCTGCAGCTTCCGAATCTCCTCTTTGCCGGCGGCGACGACAGCCTCAAACCAGGCCTGGTCGAGTTGGTCGCGGTGCCCGCAGACGGGGCAGGTGGTCCAGCGGTCATTCACCTTCAGGCTACCGATCGACTCCGGGAAATTGTGGCGGCAGCGGTCGCAAACGAGCTGGAGCACTTGCGTGTCGATTAAGTCCATGTCGGGCCTCCTGGCCGTCGTTTCGTGTGGAAACCAAACGATAGCCCAGGTTGCGCCCGGCACCCTTCAGACGCGGCATGGCCTGTGCCCTGCCAGTGACGTAGCAGCGCGGTCGAACCCGGCCGCGCCGGCTTCATCGAGTTGATCGCGGACCAGGTCCGCGCGGTGTTCGAAGGCTGCCGGTAGTCGCAGCTGAGAGGAGAGGGGCAGTACCTGGATCAGGGCTGCCACGTAGCAACGAAGGGCGAGTACTTCGCCCCGTAATTCGGAAAGGTCGGTCGGCATGGGGGACTCCCTGTCGGTTGATCAAGTAGTGGCAGGTTGCCAGGCAATGGACCAGGGCGACACGGAAAGAAACCGGGAGGTTTCCGATGGAAGAATTTCTCAAGGCGATTCATGAAGCCGTCAAGGATGAAGGCGCCAAGGACTTCTACGCCAAGGCTGGCTTCAAGACCCTGATCGGGCTGCTGCAGCAAACCAATCCCAACGACGAATCCCACAACCTCAACCTGCCGAAGTTCCTGCTGATCCTGCAGAACCTCTCCGAGCAGGGGCGCTACCGCGTGCTGCGCGAGCTGGTGGCGCCCTTCGGCTACGAGCTGGATGGCAAGGAGAAGGTCGCCGCCACGGGTCTGACCAGTGCCTTGCTGCACATGTCGGCCGAGGTGGCGGACGTTACCCGCGCCTGTGCAGATGCCCTGGAAGACAAGCGCATCTGCCAGACCGAGAAGGCGCTGATCCGCCGCGAGATCGCCCACGCACGCGCCAGCCTGGATGTGCTGGAGCAGTCCGTGAAGGTGGCGTGACGTGAACGCCCAGGCCGAACTGCTGAGCAAGGAAGCCCATCAGGCCCTGGCCATGCTGCACGCCCGGGCGATCCGCAACCTGTATTCCGAAACCAAGAAACAAGAAAGCCGCAGGGCTGTTTGTCAGCACCTGCGGCTTTCTCTTGCTCGTCCTCCGGTGGCCGCCGGGGAGAGCGCTTTCAATAACGCGGCACAAGGAGAATAACCCATGAATTACGGGTTCATCTACTGCCTGGGGAATCAGGCCATGCCGGAAACCTACAAGATCGGCATGTCGGTACGCTCGCCTCGCCACCGTTGCGATGAGTTGACCGCCGCCACTGGTGTTCCGTGCGAATTCCAACTGCTGTTCTACGGGGATGTCGAGGATGCTCGCGAGGCTGAAGCCTGGATGCATGGCCATCTGGACTACGCCCGCGTCAATCATCAGCGCGAGTTCTTTAAGGAAGACGTCGATGTCATCTTCGACCTGTTCGAGAAGTACAGCGAAACGGTGGCAGTTACCAATGATGGGCGCTACGCCTTGCACTACCAGGACCTGGTGCGCAAGTTCGATTCAGCCGAAACCGATGCGGCGCGCGCTGAGGCGCTGATCAATCTGGCCGGCCTGGAAGGCGTCCGGCTGTGGGTTGAGGATGGCGTTGTCCGCACCAGCGTCCCCCACCACTTCTATATGTCCAACCGGCTGCGCTGCGCAGTTCAGTACGCCGGTGCGGCCATCGCTCCATTTCTCCCTGACCGATACATTCCGAAGGCCAGGTCCCTGGTCCTCGTCGCCAAGGAGGGCTGGTGATGGCCCGCGCACGCAACATCAAGCCGGGAATCATGGCCAACGAGGATCTGGCCGAACTTGAACCCATGGAGCGGCTGCTGTTCATCTACCTGTGGATGCTGGCCGACCGCGAAGGCCGTCTGGAAGATCGCCCGAAGCGGATCAAGGCCGAGGCGCTGCCCTACGACAGCGTTGACGCCGATGAGATGCTGGAGAGCCTTGCCAGGGCTGGGTTCATCCATCGCTATGAGGTGGCCGGGGCCAGGCTTATTCAGGTGCTGAACTTCGCCAAGCACCAGACCCCTCACGTCCGTGAACAGGCCAGTTCGCTCCCTGGCATTGCCGGCGAATCGCCGAAGGAAGTGCAAGGCACAACCAAGGCAGTGCCTGAGCACAACCAAGGCAGTGACGAGCAATCGCCAGGATTGCCTGATTCTCTGATTCCGGATTCTCTGATTCCAGAGGAAGAGCATGTCGACGCTGACGCCTCGACCCTCGCTCAGTTGGACGATGACCAGCTCATCCCGCTGGACCGCATCCCCTACGAGCAAATCCGCGACCTGTACAACCGCATCCTCGGCGGAACCCTCAAGCGCTGCATGGGCGTCACTGATGACCACCGCAAGCACATCCGGGCGGCGCACAACCTGAAGCTCGATGGCGCGTTCATCGTGCGGGAGGGTGGCATCTCGTTCTGGGAAGGCCTGTTCAACGACGTCCTGGAGTGCCCGTTCATGCTCGGCGCCAATGACCGCAGCTGGCGGGCCGACTTTGAATTCCTGACTCGCGCAAAGAACATCCAGAAGTTCATGGAGGGCAAATACGATGCACGCGCAGCCTGAGCGTCCCCTTGTTGCCATGGAAGCCGAGCAAGGCGTCCTCGGCGCCCTGATGCACAGCCCCGATCTGTGCGAAACGGTCGGCGCCTTCCTGGCCCCGACGGATTTCAGCCAGGCCGACTACGGCACGCTGTACACCCTGATCCTCGGCTGCCACTCGAAAAAGCAGCGCCCGGACAGCATCACCCTGTCGGAGATCCGACCGGAACTGCCGAGCGGCGACCTGACCATCGTGGCCGCCTCGGAAATCATGCGCGACGTCCCCAGCGCGGCGAACGGCGTCCACTACGCCAAGATCGTCGTGGAGCGCGCCAGGGCCCGCAACCTGTACGCCGCCGGCGAACGCCTGATGGAACTGGCCCAGCAGCGCGGCCGCATCCCCGATCAGATCGCCCAGGCCCAGGGCATCGTCTTCGACCTCAGCGCCCAGGACGAAAGCCCGGACGTGGTGACCTTGCGCGAAGCCATGGTGCCGGTGTTCGACGAGATGGAAATCCGCTGGACTGGCACCCAGTCCGTCGGGCTGAAGTTCAACCTGCCGGACCTGGACGCCGTGGTGCAGGGCCTGCGCCCGGGCAACCTGGCCATCATTGCCGGCCGTCCCGGCACCGGTAAGACCGTACTCGGCGTAGGGCTGGCCGATGAGATCGCCGTGCGCAAGGGCGGCTCCGCACTGGTGTTCTCGCTGGAGATGTCTCAGGCGGAACTGGCCAAGCGCTCGCTGGCGGCCCTGTCGAGCGTCTCGCAGAACCTGATCGATTCGGGCAAGGCGCTGGATGATGACGACGCCATCACCCGCATGACCGCCGCCGTCGCCAAGGTGGCCGATGCCGACGTGCGCATCTGCGACAAGGGCGCGCTGACCTTCAGCCGCATCGCCTCCATCGCCCGCTTCGAGCACCGCGCCCGCAAGCTGAGTGTGATCGTCATCGACTACCTGGGCCTGATCGCGCCGGAGCCGAACAGTCGGCACCAGAACCGCAACCAGGAACTCGGCGCGATCAGTCGGGGGCTGAAAGCCCTGGCCAAGGAGCTCGGCATCCCGATCGTGGCCCTGGCCCAGCTGAACCGCAGCATCGAAACCCGCGCCGACGCCAAGCCGAAGATGAGCGACCTGCGGGACTCCGGCGAGATCGAGCAGGACGCCGACGTGATCATCATGGCCCACCGCGACATGAACAGCGTGCAGGGCCAGAACGGCATCACCGAACTCGACGTCGTGAAGTGCCGCCACGCCAAGCCCGGCTTCTGCCTCCTGCAGTTCCAGGGCGAATACGCCCGCTTCGTCAGCTGCGCCCAGGACCGCGAAGAACAGCAGGAGCATCACGCCCGACCGGCACGTCCGTCCGCCCGCTCCATGGCCAGCCGCTACAGCAAGGAGGCCGCCCATGCCTGACATCCACGCCTTCCTGTCCGCCCTGCGCGA